CCTACAGCTTTTGTATTTGGCATGATGTTTCCTTTTAAAACAGGGGCCGAAGCCCCCGTTAGGTTTAGCTAATGCGGTACACAGTCCAAGATTCATCACCAGTTTTACGGGCACGGAAGTGGCCCGAAGTGGCGTTGTCAACTTGCATAGTGCCTACAGCCGTCCAACCCGTGCCAACAGCCACGGTTACATCGTCAGTACCGCCGTCAATGTTGACGACGAAAAAGTCAAATGCGGCATTTACTTTAGAAGCGCTAGAAATATCTGCTTCAAGCAAAGCTACAGTTGGCAAAGTTAAATTGCCAGCCGCGCCGTCGAATACAAACAAACCATTTGCCAGTTGAGCAGCCGTCATTGTTGCGGCAGCAGCTATGGCTGTTGGAGCGCCTTGAACAAACAGTTGTGCTTCACCGATGTTACCGTCGCCGATTTGATAACCACCTGCACCATTAGGGAGAGCCATGATAATTTCCTTTAAAAATGTTACGAAAAACGGGGCCGAAGCCCCATTAGTTTAGCCCCAGATGCGGCAAGCCATTTGTGGACGGATGGTACTGAAACCATACAACACGTCAATACGGCAAGGCATACGGTCGTTGTTGATGTCGTACTGACGAACCACACGCAAGCTGATACCGTTGTGAACGGCACGAGCAGCCATGTCAACGCCTTGTGGCAACAGCAAGTCGGCTGTAGCGAAAGTGATGGCATCTTTGTGGTAAACCAAGTTTTGCGCGTACTGAGAAGAAGCAGCACCCACAAAAGTTACAACACCACCAGTTGCAGGCAATGCGCTCATAGTAGCCAAAGCGTGTGTAGCGGAGTACATAGGAGCAACGGTCACAGTCCAAGTACCAGCCACGGCAGTAGCCGTAGTCAAAGCCACAAATTGGAACAAAGAGCCAGTTGACTCACGGGTCTGTGGGTTAACAGCATTGCAACCGCTGATAGTGAACACGTCACCAGCATTGATTGTTGTTGTTACAGAACCTTGCTCCAACAGAATGGTTGATGAGCCTTCGGAAGTAACGCCGGGGGTCTTGACCAATGTAGAAGCGCTGGCGCTACGTGAGCCAGTGGTGTGCTGCTTGATTGACTGAGACATGTTGACTTCGTCAAAGCCCAACACGCCCACGCCCATCATGCCGTTCTTGAATTGCTTGCTGATAGTGTCTGTTGGGTTGAACAAACCTTTCATGCCTTCAACCAAGCCAGCGTTAGCAGCAGGGTTCACGGTAGCGTAACGTGGGGACATCACAGCGGCGTTCTCGTTCAGCTTCTGTTGGGCTTGCAACAAGACCAAAGAAGTGGCGGGAGTGGTGCCAGGTGTACCAACAGTGTTACCAATGGTTTTGTACGCATTTGCAACGTCAGCATCAATAGAAGATGCCAACTGGCTGATACGAGGCTTAAGCACACGTTCTGCAAAGTCATCCAACTGCATTGTCAATTCAGCGGATGTGAAGTTGACACCAATGTGCTTTTGTGAAGCAACAGTCAAAGTGGTGAACTGTTCGTTGTCGTCCTGAACTTGCAGGGCGGCACCGTCAGTTACCAAAGCGCGATCGGGTAAACGGATACGCAATGTAGAACCGATCTTTGCACCTTCAACAGCAAAGCTGTCGTCGTACTGGCGGTTCACGTTACGGGTGAGCACAAGGTTGTTCTCCAGAATTTCCAAAGCCTTGCGGGTGATCATGTCGATCGTTAAAATACTGTTTGACATTTGAAGTCCTTTAAAAAATTAGCGGTTGCGTTGTGCTTCGTACTTACGAATCTGGCGATTGCGCTCGGCTTCAATCCACTCCGAAGTGCTCATGGTTTTGATTGACCTGGGGTCAGTCGTGTCATGGCTCGGGCTTCCCGAAGACCGCGCAGTTACCGGACTAATAGGCGTCGGCGCAGAAGTTGATTTTTTCACCGGAGGATTGTCAGACAATCTGACTTCAATTTTTCCGATTTCTCTTGCCTGCAAAATAGGGGGCAAACGAGCAATGCGTTCAGCCTCTTTGGGGTTTGAACCTAGCCAATAAGCTAGATCAGGCCCAAGATCAGAATACTGAATTGTTTCAGCCATTACGTCAGTGATTCGCAACTTAGGGTTGTACACAACGTCTTCAAAGTCGTCGTATTTATCCCGAGCCTTTTCTTCACGTTCGCTATAAGCTTCTACAATTTCAGCTTGTTCCTTTTGGCGATCCCGTTGAGCAATCAATTCTTCAGCTTTTCTGAGAGCCAGTGCTTCCGCATAGGCGTCAGTGCTTTCAAAATTGTCAATCGACGGCATTTCCTTGGGAACAACTGGCGCGGTTTGCCGCGCGGCTTGTTCACGTTCCCATTTGCGCTGTTCTCTTGCGAGGCGCTTGCCAATAGCAGCGTCAAGTTCCTCTTGCGAGAATGTCTTGGCAGGCTGGTTATCAGCTACTTCCGGCAAATTTGCTACAACTTCAGGTGTGGCCGTCACATCCTTCGCTGGCGCGGAGTCTACTTCCGCTAGGTTTTGGACTTCTTCAGTCATTTCTTGAATCCTTGGATTCCCCGATGAACCTCATCGGTAAGGTTTAAAGCATTCGAGTAACAACTCTTTGACCAGCCGTCAAGCCAGTTGCAAAAGTAATTGTTGTCGTATTGGTTTCAGTATAGTCGTAATTAAACTCTTTGACGAGGCCATTGACAATAACCATCAAATAACCGCCAAGTCCGTATTCGGGGACAGTAAACACTGTTTGTCCTGAACTAGCAACTATTGCAGTGGTTTGAGCGCTTGGGCTGCTGTTAACCCCAGCCGCAGTCCAAATCAAGTTATCTAGCGAATCTTTGAGCACCAGCGTGTAGCGGGAAGGGCCAAACCATACATTAGCTTCACCGCGTGAGTCCAAAATGACAGGGTTTGCGTTTGCAAAGTTTGCAGTGCTATCGGTATAAGTAGCCAAGGGAACAGTGGTTCCACTGGCATAAGTAAACAGTTTGCCGCCAACCAAAGGAACACCCGCAGCAGTAAAAAACTGCATTTTAGGTGATGGACTAAGAGTAGCAATCATTGTGTTTCCCAAAAATTAAGGATTTAATGAGGGGGGTAAGGGATCATTTTGTTCACCAAATATGTCCGTTACTTCACCGTTCAAATCCCGAAGTGCAAATACACAGTAGTAAACCGTATCAGCTTGCAATGAGGTGATTTTATGCTCATGCTCTTTGCGGATAACGATAAACGTGGGTGCGGTAAATTCTTTTGGTGGGTAGCCTTCAATTTCAACACTTACCCGTCCTGCGGCCAACAAAGTTACATGGTCAAATGTGTGCTTGTGCCCACCATAGGAGTCATTTGCACATTCATGAATATGCTGCTTGACCCAAATGTTACCAAAGTAACCAAGTTGGACTTCTTTCACGGCAATGTCACCACAGGTGTTACTTCTACCCAAGACAAAGTTTCCTCACTCCAATAATACGTTTTACCATCATTGGGCATTGGAATAGGTGCCCCAAAAGCACATGTGTCTTCATTAAAAACCCAAGACACAAAGCGTTTGCTAATCTCATGGGTAAGCCAGCCTTCTTTTACGTCTGCTTGTTTCTTTAATTTTTCAGCTTCAGTAAGTGGACGTTTTTCCCACACATCCATGACAACATCACCCACCATTTGATATGAAGACTCAAGGGTCTCATATGGGCCAAGCAAAGTATGATACGGAGGTTCAACACGAATAAATTTAGCCGCCCACTCAGGTAGATTATTTAAATCTATCTCGGGAAACGCCTGTTTAAAATTATCCGCAAAAATCGGATGTTCAAATGGTTGACCATTTTTGAGTCGGATAAATAGTTCCATTACAAATCACCTGTATTTGTTGAAGGAAACGCCCGCGTAATAGGCGAAGCACCAGACCAAATAATTCGGACAGCGCCGCCGCCGCTTGTGCCGTTTTGAACACCGCCGCCCGTTCTAGACATACCACGAGCACCACCGTACGCGCCGCCGTTGCCGCCAACTACACCACTTCGAACAGTGCCACTCGCACCGCCGCTACCACCACCAGCGCCAACGGTATCAGAGCCACCAGCGCCGTTTGAGCCTTGTCCAAGAATACCTACACCGCCACCGCCAGCGCCCGTTTCAGTATAAGGAGCGCCACCAACATAATAGCTAAAACCACCGCCGCCGCCGCCGCCCACACCGGCAAAACCATTAGTGTTTGTTGGGCCACCATCACCACCTTTACCCGCATATCCGGCTGCGCCGCCGCCAGCAGTAATACCACCACTGCCGCCGTCACCACCGCCATCTCCAACGTAACTGCCCGGATTATTTGTTGTTTTACTACCCGCCCCACCTTTTAGTGTGGCCGCTGAAATAAAATATGAATCAGTACCCGTAGCAGGGCCACCCACAACCACAGTGTATGAAGTGCCCGGCACTACAGTAATATTGTTTTTATATCCAAGACCGCCGCCACCAGCCGATGGGCCTGCGGAAGTAGTAGCAATATCACCACCACCGGGACCAACAGCAACTGCGGACACACTGGTTACACCGGGTGGTGCCACCCATGTAAATGTGCCAGGGGTCGTAAACGCTTGCTGGCCAGGGGGTGTGCCAAAGCTACCCCCCAAAAAAGAACAAAGAATACCAGTCATGACACGTTTCCGGTTACCACACAGACTGTGCCGCTAATAAACAGAATGTTTGCTATGCCACGGGTTGCCAAAGACAATGTGGCTTTGTCAGCATCTGTACCACCTTGATACGCTGTTGTAATTGACAAAGTAATCGTAATTGCGCCAGATGTGTTGTTAAAAATTACAACCGCATCACCGGCTGAAAATGTTGCATTGGGCACAACAATTGAACCACTTGCACCAACCTCAATAAATTCACCTACATCGGTTGTTGCCAACGTGTAACTTGACGTTTTAGCCGATCCAGACTGAGGAATTGCACGGAGTTTTCCAGCACCATCGCTGTATGTGGCGGCGGTGGTTACTATGCCAGCACCCTTGGGTGTGAGCGTCAAGCTAATATCTGTGTCTGTACCGCTGGCAACAACACTTGTGCCCGACACTGTAAGTTTAGCCGCCGCCACGTTTGTGTCTAAATTGCCCAAATGCGTAGTCGCCGTCACGGTAGTCGCCGAAACAGTGGACGCTGAAACAGCTTTACCGGCTGTCAAATTGTCAATTGACACTTGTTTGGTTGTGCCCGATTGGACGATTGGCAGGACTTCTGAGCCTGCAAGCGGGGTCGTTGCTGCGGGCAACTGGGAAATTTTTAAGTCAGCCATTTATTTACTCCACAAGGATATAGTCGCCATTTTCTTGCACAAGGTTTGCGCCAGATTCTGTCAGCAGATTATCTACTGTCAAGCTGTTGTCAATTGTGCCTGAAAAGAGCGTGGCGATGCCGCCAAGCCCAATTGACACAGCATTTCTGAGCGCAACACCAAAACTCATCGAATGTTTACCGGCTTACAGTAAATTGATCCAGTCGCCGACACTTGAATAGCACTTACCCTCCACTGCCCGCCATTGCCTTCAGGCACAGCAAACGGAATGGGTGTAAAAGCTGGAATGGGGGTGCTGGCGGTAGTAGCGGTGACACCTTCGCCAACTACAACGTAGGCAGGGGTTGTTGACCAGATTATTACGCCTTGTGGGCCTGCGGCCCAAGTAGAAGTCGATCCAGCCGTGCCCGAATACGATACAGTCGCTGCGGGAAATACTGTGTCGGCTAGAGGTTTTAAAAGTTCCATGATGGCTCCTTGTGCTTTAAATATACCATAGCGCTTAAATTACGCCAAGAATCTCAACTTGTAGAGCGTTCGCAGATAGACCTCAATGATGTTGTCAATCAACTGCTGCAATGTGCTGTCGTCTTTGTCGCACACTTTGTACCTTGCGTCTTCAATTTCTTTCAACGAATCTTCTAAAAACTCAATGACATTGGTTGTTTTCTTAGCTGAATGCAGCGAGATTGGGCCAATTAGACCATGTCTACCCTGATAGGCTTCAGCAAAATCATCTGCTGCACCGATGATTCGGTCGTAGAAGATGCCTAATGCAATATGCTTGGAATAGCTGCGCGTGTTCAGATGCACACTGTGTGTAACATCTCTCGCCAAAAACAGCAAACCTATAAATTCAGCGGCTTTCATTGTGGCATTCCTTGTGGGGGCATCATTTCAGGTGGTGGCATCTCACCCATGTTTTCCATTGGCATCTCACGTCCGGGCATTTCGCCTACAAGATCACCGCTGGTGATCATGCCGCTAACTGTGCCCATTACGATGTCTTGAATTTGCTCAAATGTCATGCCTGCTTGAACCGCAGATATACGTTGGGTCTCAGCCGCATACGCCTTGATCATTGCTTCAAACTCTTTAATCTCATTCGTGCGAGCAATTTCGGAATTCTTCACATTGTCCAACATCCCCGCCATTTGTTCCATTTGCTGGCCCATCGCTTGGATCTGTTGTTGCGCGGCTTGCAATTCAGGTGATGCTTGATCGTCGCTAAGGAATTTAGGATCGATGGTTTTGGCAAACCGTTTTGCCATTTCTTGAGCACCAGGCCAGTCCATGTTCTTGACAAACAAGTCGCCAGCCACAGCCCACAATTGTGGGTTGCCTTGCAACATTTGACCCATTGCGGCCAAGGATTCTTGGCGCTTGGTTGCGTAGCCTGGGCCAGTGGTCGCTACTACGTCGTACTTGCCAATGCCTGGGTTGTAAATTTTGTCAATGACAATGTTTTCAGCGTTGCGAATTTCTCGCACCGGCACGGGCTGATCGGGGTCAATCTTTGCCATTTTTGTCTCGCCATCTTCACCGATGATCCGAGCAATACGTTGGGTGTCATAGATCTTAGGAATTAAGTCAACCAACTGACGAGCAATGTGGCGAACGCCGCGAGTCAGGTTGTCACCGTAGTGGTATGTACCAACGTCGCCTTCGCGCTGGCGCGCAAGAATAGCTTTGCCTGAACGCTCATTGCCACCTTGGCCAAGGGACGCGTTGTATTGACCAGTTGTAGCTTTGATGTCTTCCGCAGCGCCTGCTTTTGCTTGCAACAAACCCGATGAAGCCATTGGGGGTTGGGCGCGTTGGGGTAATGGTAGAGCCGCGCCTTGGCCGTCTGTCACATCAGGGTTGACTTCCAAATAAGGCCAGTTGTTTGTGTTGGCCGTTTTCCATTTGTCTTCGTAACCTTCAAACTGACCGCCATATCCGATGAACGGGGCTTTTGGCGCCAGCGCCAGCATCTCAGCTTCTTGGCTGACCCAGTAGTTATACATGCGCTGGGCATCCTTAGCATTACGCACAAGGCCAGACACATACAAACGACCATCAACTTCAAACTCATTACCAATAATCCGAACCACGGGAATGTACTTGCCAGCCCATTCGTTTTGCTCAAGGATTTCGTATCCGTTGATCTTGCAATACCGAACACGGGGGCGGTCAGATTCGCGTGAGCGCTTTGGCTTGCCGTAGGTCTGGCGCAGCATCTTATCTTCAGGTGTACCCTCAAACGCGGTGGCGTTGCCAGGGTACAAGTTAAGTGTGGCGCGGTCGTAATCAATGTAGTAGTAATCCGCAATACGGACTGTGTCTTCATTGAGCCAGTTGGATATTGATTGATCGCCTACACCCAAAGATTGCAAAGTTGTGATCGGCGCAGCATCTGGATACATGCGCTCAAAATCTGCTTTGGTCACGTCTTCTGTGACGAAACAATATTTGGCGTCCGCGCCAGTGGGGTCTTGGATTGTTGGGTCCATGTAGACCGAGAAGCTGTTACGAACGCGGCCAATTTTGATGTCTTGGTTAAAGTTGTCGTCGTCGCAATACTCAGTGAGCAAACGGATGTAACCTTCACCGTAGGCCACTTGGTTTTCACAGGCCGTGTCGTATGCAACGTCAGCGTCAGAGATGTACTCAATGTGGCGAATCATGCCGTTGAAGATTTCAGCGACCTGAAGATCAGCCTTGTCGTCTACAGGAATGACTTTTGCACCTGGGCGGTTTTGCCGCATGTCGTTGGTCACTTGACGAACGTGTTGCGGCAACTTGTTAATTGTCAGACAAGGGCGCGCATTGATTGTTTGGCCTTGCACCGCACCACGAGTGGCTAACACATCAGCAGGCCACTGCCAATGGTTGTCAGGTGAGCCAGCATAAAATTTTAAGTCGTCATTTTCATCTTCGCGAGAATCAGAAAGTGCAGACATTGCCATATCCAACCGAGAACGCGCCGTCGCTAAGATGTCTGCGTCGCTATTAGCTTTTCTCGACCCGCCAACAGCAACTGCCGCTGCGGCTACGATTCCTGTTGGATCTTGTGCCATATTATTTTTTCTTTGGTGGGGCTGCGCGCTTAACAGAGTAAGCAATTGCCACGGCCTGCTTTACAGGCTTACCAGCTTTAACTTCAGCCTTTACGTTTTTGCGAAAGGCTTCGGGTGATTTTGATTTAACCAGCGGCATGTTAACTCTCCGTGTGGAAAATGGCGTAGTTCAATTTAATCGCTTCGCTGTACGCATTGTTTGTCACGTTTTTAATTTCTATCGTAAACGAGCCGTCAGCAATAGCAGAAATAAAAGCGTTGTACGCACCCAAAGTACCGCCAGATGCAACGCTGACCACCACCACATCTCTAGTGCTGACTGTGCTGCAATTAACCACAAACACCCCGCTGGCGTTGGGGGACAATTGGGATGCCGCAGTGGTAATTTGACCAGAAGGCGTGTTAAGTGTTACCGCTGTGTTTTTATTGTTGCTCTGAGTCACCGTGCCAAAAGCGCTGGACGCATAACCAATCGTGCCAGTACAAGCAATGTCGGTGGCTTTGACAATATCGGCGTTGATGATGTTTTGATCTTCATACGCTACGCCGATTGGTTTGGTGTTTGCCATTTACTTCTTCTTAGCCGTTTTGGCCGACTCTTTAAAAGCCTTGGCTGTAGGTGCGCCGGGGGTGCCGGGTTTACGCATTTTTTCGCCACTGCCTTCTTTGATACGCTCACGTTTTGCCGCAATATTTGCATAGAGTCCGGGTTTGGTAGCCATGATCAACACTTCCATCGTTTAAGGGCTGCTTTAGCGCGTTCGCCATCTTTGGCGTTGGCCGCTACAGCGCCCATTCTTGCACAAAATGAATCCTTGCGGCCTTGATCGGCTTTAGTCTTTGGATTGGGTGCTGGCGGTTTAAGGTTAGAGCCAGTTTCACGGTTGTACTTTTCACGGCCCTTGGCTGTCAAACCCGCGCCCTTAGATACCGGCAATTTCTCGCCGCGCCCGACAGATAATGAAACGCTTTTTTTCATGATCCCATCCAAGAAGTTGTAACCCCAGCGCTGCCAGAAAAAGACCGGCGCTTAACAGTCTCATTGTACTCACGATGAGCCACGGGATACGCAAAAGTTACGCATATCGCGTCAGCCGCATCAGGCGAGGCCAAGCCTCTAGCCTTCATATCCTTTTTTGACTCTAAAAAAATTGTACCCTTAGAGTCGGGCTTCATCATAGGCGAAATTAGATCAGTTTTTAAAAACCTGTCAAGTGGAATTGCAGCAGTTTTAAGCCAATCTTTCATCGACCCCCACATTTCAGCCCGTTTATTGCCGTACATGATGGGATTCTTTGACTTATTCCCAAAGTTAATGCCCTTGACCTTGTAGCGCTGCTCTTTCAAACGGTCGACAATACCGGCGCCTAGACCACCTTCGTCGATTACCACAAGCGTTGGCTTAAATTCCTCAATTGCCTCGATGATGTAACCCACCACCGTCATGGTGTCGTCGCCCCTGTGCCTGTCAATGCGCACAATATCGCGCCCTTGCCTGATAGCGATGACCGTTGCGTCGGCGCCAAACCGTGCGGGGTCAACGCCGATCACGATCGGGGCGCTGGCGTCCTGATACTTCTCGCGTTTCATGGCCTCATCGACCAAATGGGCCGGTATGAACTGGTCGTCGCCCTCAGAGGGAAACATGCCGTAGACCTCAACGTGCGCTTGGCTAGAATCTGGCCCATATTCGTCAATAATGCCCTGATAGACCTGTTTATCTGTGCCTTCGACAGTCCTGGCGTCCACCACTTTGGTCGTCCAAAAGTTGCGTTTGCTGTTAAAAGTCTCGTAAAAGTAGCCTGTATTGCGACGCGGATTGGAAAACGCCATCCAAAACCTGTTGGGCGTGTTCTCGGTAAAGAAACCAGCCGTCACCGCCCAGATCGAGTCGTCGATACCGCTTGCTTCGTCAAACACCACCAGCACACCGTCAAAGTTGTGTACGCCAGCGTAAGCGTCGGGGTTTTCGGCTGACCAAAGCCTGCCTTCGACACCCCAGTAGCGTGTGCCCTTCTTAAGATCACGCTCGACCAATTCGGTGAGCCACTTGGCCGGCATTACTCTAGTGGCTGACACCTCAAACCAGTGGCTGTTAATGGCAGTGGCCAGCCATTTGGTAATCTCGGCCCATGTGACTGAGCGAAGCTGTGATTCACTGTTGGCCGAAATGATGGTCGTTGAGCCGATCCGCGTGGACAGCATCCAGATCGTGATCCAACTGACCAGCGCCGATTTGCCAATACCACGGCCAGAACTTACGGCGGTGCGCAAGGTGTCAAAGTCAATCTTGCCCTGGTTTTGCTTGATGTGTTCGGCAATCTGGGTGAGTACCTCGCGCTGCCATTTGCGCGGGCCTTTGAAATGCTCAAGCGGTGTGCCTGCCTGACCCCAAGGAAACGCAAACATTACAAACGCTAACGGGTTGTCCTTGATCGCTGGCGCCCACAGACGCGCCATTAACTCTTGTTCGTCTTCAGCGCTGTATATGGTCGATTGCATGTTGTACCGATGGTTCGATTATCTGGGCGTCTTCGATAGTTAGTGCGCGCTTCTGTGCTTCGGCCAGCGCGCCAGTGATAGATATGCGCTGATCCACTTCGACAGATATGGCTTGTTTGGCCACCCAGCCGTGCTGATGTTTGAGAACTTCTAGCGCCATCTTGGCGTCGCCTTCTAAAGCTGCGGCGCGCATGATGTTGGCCATTTCGATCTCGCCGTCGGCTTTGCCTTTTTGCGCAGCCATTTCCACAACGGGGTCAAGTTGCGTAAGTTGTCGGTATTCGGCGGGGAGCATGCCGGCGGCCAGCGCTAAGGTGTCACCCTTGAGGCCAAGTTTGGCTGCGTCATATACCGCTTTCAAGCGTGACTCTGTCGCTTGCACGTTGCGCGGTGTAAATGGTATTGAATGGAACATGCGTTCTCCTGCGCTGATTGCGAGTGGCTTCATTCTACACAATAAAAAAAAATTGTTCGCAACCCGTACGTTTTTGACGGACCTATGGGCTTGGCCCTGCCTACCCCATGGCCGCGCGCATTGTGCCAGCCAGGCATTAGGCAAGCCGGCCGCCGATTGTCTAGGTGCGCGGCTGGCGCCGCATGTTGGCTGGCTGGCCGGCTGGCCGGCTGGCCACATGTTGCAAGCTGGCGCGCCAGGGTAAGCATGCGGCCGCCGGCCATTGGGTCATTTGGGTCATTTGGGTCATTGTTTTAAATTGCAAGCTGGCGGCGCTGGCCAATGGCCATTGGGTCATTTGGGTCATTGTTTTTACGTTGACCCAATTGACCTAAAGGCGCAGATCTGGCGCCCAGGCTTTGGGTCATTTGGGTCATTTTGTCATCGAATAAAAATCGGCGCGGGTAGCGGCGTGCGCGTAGCATGCATGGTTTACTAGGTGTTAACCCTTATATAAAAATTGTCAATTTTGTTTTTTGTATTTCATGACCCAAATGACCCAAAAGCTAAAAATTCCCAGTATTTGCGCCGCGTTGCGCTTAGGTCACGCCAGCGCCGCGCCGTGGCCAAATTGTGACCCAAATGACCTAAGTATGCAAAATTCGCATAATGTCAAAATAAATGTTGACAGTGTAAAGAAATGTTTTACAATAGCTACACTGGCAACGAAAAGCCGGTAAAAAATCAACTAACCTAAGGGCAAAACAACATGAAAAAAGCATTATTTTTAGACATTCTGGCGGCCGTCGTTATCGGTCTACTTTTGGCGATCGGCGCCCTGGCTTATTTTGACGTCCTGGTGAAATAACATGCAAGTACACTTAACACTCAAAAGCGCGAACGTCAAAACCGGCCCTATCCCCGTATCAACGACCGAGCGCGACTCATGCCCAGCCGATTGCAGCATGAAAGGCGAATGCTACGCGGCCAGTGGCCCGCTGGCGCTACACTGGGCCGCCGTGAGCGATAAAAAACGCGGC